CCTACATCCGTAGGGAACCACCGACCTGAGTACTCGGTGCAAATCTCATCAAGACCCCCACCTCGCATCATCAGTCTATGATTATAAAATTTCATAAACCAGAAACAAAATCTGTTGGAAAACGACAAAAATTAAAATTAAGAAAACATAATTCTAACTGCCATATTCCCACAAAGTCACGGCATACAATCAAACACTTTAAAAATTTAAAAATGTTCAACAGGATGCTTAATGTAACTCTGCCAATTTTGTTTCCAAACCTAGATCTTGACTTATATTCGGCGCAACTAGGGTACATTCTACATTTGTACCAGTCGAAAGGACCTGAATACGTAGTAAGATACCTTAAAGCTACGCACGAAAGTCTTGAAGCACTAGTGCTCCAAATGGATCTAGATTTGCAACACGAGAAGGTTAGTATAGGAAAGGATAAGGATAAGTGGCCCAAATGGTTGGGGCCTCGGCTTAAGAGCAAGGTTCTAACTGACAGGGACATTTCGTCCACTAAGCTAGTGTTGACTCTATGTAGCACAAGACGCTTAATCACTATTCCCACCCGTACCAACCTAGTATCAATCACAGCACTCCCTGAGTTTGATAGCCATGCCGTAAAACGCATAGCTACTTCCACAAAGAAAGATACCGAGAAACTAACAAAGAACTTTAAAGTTCCCGAAATAGGTTCGATGATCGAAACCATCGAAGGAGTCGTAGTGACCTCCCCTACGCCCGGATTAGAGGTTTCCCTTAAATCTGGACCTAACGGTATTACGTTTTTCAACTTTCCGTGGGATCGAGCTGCCGTATTGGCCAATTCAGACCTCACAGATTCTTTACAGAGGTTTGCCACTATGATTTACAGTGGTTCAATTGCCGATTGGTTCGAGGATAAACTATTACCCTACAAGGACCTGGTAGATTCAAATCGCCATCTCTACGTCGGTAAGGTTTCCCTCACCTTCGAAGGCGGGAAGTTAAAACCCCGTGTCTTCGCAATGGTAGACTCGTTCACTCAATCGTTATTAAAACCTTATCACAGCTTCCTAATGCGAGTCTTAAGGGACATCAATGAAGACTGTACCTTTGACCATACTAAGGTAGTCAACATTGCGCAGAAAATGTATTCTAAGGGACATAAATTTTACGGCTTTGCCGACCTTAGCAATGCATCAGATGCAATTCCGAAAGAACTGTATAAAGACGCTGGTAACGAT